CTTCTGCGTACCCCCGCAAGCCGTTGATTTCTAAGAAGAACCTTACTAGGGGCGACCCCTAACGCCCCGGCGGCCAATGAATCCGCCGCCTGCAAGCTAACTGTTGCACCCGTTGACCTGTTAACCGCTTAAACAGTAGTTAACTGATAGCCTGCATGTGTGCTTATGCTGATAGCCTGCATGTGTGCTTATGCTGATATCCTGCATGTGTGCTTATGCTGATAGCCTGCATGTGTGCTTATGCTGATAGCCTGCATGTGTGCTTATGCTGATAGCCTGCATGTGTTATGGTGTTTTATGTATGGTGGCGTATGGTGGCGTATGGTGGCGTATATTTATTACAGGCACAAAAAAGGCGCGCTAGTTTTACCCGGCGCGCCTTACTTACTTAAATTTAATTTAATCTACGATTTTAGCGTATAACCAAGCTAACAAAAGGCCAACTAATAAAACTAAGCTTGCTTTTGGATTAACAATATATACAACTAAAACCCCAATGAAATAATCCATAATTAATACTCTATTGCTATTGCGGTTAACTCATAAACCGTACCAATGTTAGAAGTTACATGATTTACTCTATTCTTTAAATCACACATACAGTGCCGGGTAACTGCATTAACAAGCGTTAATTGTTGATATATGTTTTCCATTTTATTAAACGCACTATCTAAGATTATGTATAATTGCGGCTTAGCGTTATTAACACTTACACCGTAAACAATCCGAGAAAACTTAGCAAACTTATCCGGTTTTATCTCATTCTCTAAACTAACCATTGTTTAATACCTTTAGTAATTCGTCATCAGTAGCGCTTACATCATGCTTAAACGTATAACATTTACCAGTCTTAATATTTCTTGCATACCAAATTGCAATGTTAGCTGAATACAATTCAATCAATCTGAACATCTCATAATTAAAGCCGCATTTCCAACTAGCCGGCGGCATTACTTCTAATTGATTATTGAACCTATCAAGTGTTATTAATTCCGGCTTAGTATCAATTAAATTGTTAGTACAAGAATCTAAAAATGATGATAGGTTTTTACTGCTTACCAATGTGTAACCCATAGATTGAATAACCTTATTTATATCAATACGTGCCATAAAAGGAATTTCAGCATAAAAGGAATTTTTATTTTTAATATCCCGATATACAGTTGAATAAAAGCCGCTTTGTTCAACTAAAAACTTATTTGCATGTTCAATTATTATTACATCATCGTCATTAACGAACCAATCTAAAATATTAGTACATTGTGATAAACGCACGCGATTATGCCAAGCGTTAACGCGTTTTGCTATTTCTGAATTAATACCTGCATAGTTACCAGGTTTTCCTGCCATTACATTTAGTTGTTCAATTTTTACTATATACATTGTTAAAGCCTTCTTAAATGGTGTAAATGTTACCCGTTGACGTTTCATTAATCGCGTGCAAATAACCTATGAAAAAGTTTTTATTCTTAAAATTAAACGACTGATCATATGACAAATTATTTCTGTTTTCTTGATACGTGTAAACTTCAATCAAACCATTGCCTAATTTATGAATAGTTACTGATTCACAACAAACAAGGCGCGCAAAAAATTTATTAATAATTGCTGTTTGCTCTAAATCAAAGCGCACGCCATATAACCCGATGTTATTAATATCCATTAACTTTATCCTTAAAAGTTGCTACAAAATCACCATTAGGTAATTGGCCAAATTGCGGTTTACCCCAATGATGTAATTTATGATCACTTAAAAACATATTGAACGCTTGCTCATATACTGGCGCGCATGGATTAGCGTTCCATAAATCAGAATTTAAAAAAAACGTACGCGGTTTTAAACCATGCGCCGTAATCTTAACGCGTGCGGGTAAAGTTTCTGTCTCTGGTAAAATTTTATAAAGTAATGCTTTCATGTTAGTGTTCCATTTTATTGATAAAATATGTTTTAGCTGGCGTATTTAAGCTATCTATACCCGCCGTATTAATTTCATGCAGGATTCTACCCTCTTTGATAATTAAACTAGCTAACTTAATACTGATTTGATTATGTTCGGCAAATACTTCTAAGCTTAGATAATTGTTAACCCAATCAAGATATAAATTAATAATGCTTTTCATAATTAAACCCCGTAATAAAAATTACAGTGATTAACCCAACCGTGGCGGGTGTGGTCATTAAAATCACTTGCGCAAGTGTTTAGCTCACAATTAGACGAATCTATAATTATTAAATCACTATTTAAATCAATATCGCGCGACCACTCAATAAACAGCTCTTGAGCATTTTCGGGTTTCATGTCGTAAATTATAGACTCTATAAACTGCGAGTAACTAAAATTATTACCTAATCCTAAACTGAAATTCAAGCGCACTAAATACCCGGTATAATCTTTTGAATGCTCCATAGTCATAACTTCACCAAAGGTATGTTTTTTTAAAGTAGCCATAATTAAACATCCTCACAAAAAAGATCATTTGGTATTAAATAACCCTCTATTATTTCACCGCTACACGTCTCAAAATAATGATCAATATTATCGAAGTAATCAGGATCAAAAGGAACAACAAAACCGCCGTGTTCCAACTCGACAACGTCCCCGCTAAAATAAGTCGGCAAACAAAAATCCGCTCGAATCTCAATGCCGTTATGCAATTCATTATAAACACAATGCACTAACAGATAATCATTATCTTTTGCATTAATTAGATATTCCCCGAACGCGTTTGTTTTACTTATCGCTTCAATAAATTGATCTTTTAATGATTTCATTGTTAATGCTCCAATACAGTGATTTTAAATTGCGCTAGTTGATTCTCAAAAGGCAAATGATTAATATTTTCGTACCTGCCTTTTTTCCGGTTATATTTAAAAAGTGAATTAAAAAGATCTTTTTCAATCTCTATGATAGTTGTGTACCTGTTTCTATGAGCAATAAAAAGGCTATCAATTGAGCCATAAAAGCGATCGGCGTAAACGTTGAACGAAAAAATATCAACTAATTTGCTCATATTTGAACAATCGCCAGCTCTAAAAAATTTAATTTTTGCCATAATTAACACTCGCTTTGTTTGTAATAGTCTGTATGCGCTTTTAACTCATTATGAAAAATGGTATCAGTTGCACAATGAATAACGCACAAGTCACCCTCACAATAGCTTATAATAAGTTTAAATAGACTATTGCTATAACATGCCGTTAAACCGTTATCATAAGCCCTATCATTAACCCAGCGTATTTTTAAGTACGATAAAAAACTATCATAATTTGTTAAAGACCTATCAAGTATAAGCGCTCCACTTTTCAAAAATTCAGCGTTTTCAAAAAAATCAAAAGCGTTTTGTTTATCATTACCAAATTCTAAAACCTTTGATATATGCAAATCGCCTATAACTTTTAAGGCATAATCACGCGGTAAACATTCACCAGTGCTAGATTCAAACATACTAGACTCTAAAAAATAACGGCTTTGCTTTGTATGTGTTTCAATTTTAGCGTTAAACATGCTTGCACTATGATCATAGTTTTTAGCAATGTTAGAATTTAATAAACGTGCAATTGTATTTATTACTGATTTCATAATAATATTCTCTATTTAAGTAAGTAAGTTTTAAAATAATTCTTGAATTGCCCAAGCATATACAAACCATACGACAGTTAGTAACGCAAGGGTAAAGGCGTTTAACAGGCCGAACGCAATCAGACCAGCACCTAACCAAATAACAATTAAACTTGGTAATACAATCATTACACACACAGTAGCTATCGCACATAGTGTATCTTTTATATCAGCTAGAACACCTTTTACTATTTCATAACTAATAATCGAGAAAAATAAAACTACTAAAGCGATTGTAACTATTAATATGCCTGCAAATAATGTGTCCATAATGTTTATCTCTTTATTTAAGTAAGTGACGCAATCTTATCAGCACTGTTTAACAGTTACAACAGTTATTTACAGCACCGTTTAAACAGTACCAGTAAAACGGTACATATAGCGGTAAATAATAAGCCGCTTAATGCATCCCCTATCATATCATATTGTTTAAAGCGTAAAGCTTGCCCTAACTCCAGTACGCAGAACGCACCATATAAGAACGCTAACCAAAATAGTAAATCAAATAACTTGCTCATAATCGTTAACCTATAGGTAGTGGGTACAGCTCGAACAGTAGCCTTTACTGTTTAACCCGTCAAACGGTATTCTCATCTAATTTAAAAAGTCCTTATAAATCAACAAACTATAAATAAAGTTTTTTGTAAGTCATTGATTTTATTGATGTAGCCATTTTGGTAGAAACAAACCGTTGTACCAGTGCAACAGTCAAAAAACCCAAATAGCTCACTTTAATAGGGCGATTTACGTCGCCTCTAGAAAATTGCCCGTAACTACCCGTATTTTCCTTTTTCTGCTGCCCGTATTTTTCCTTAGTTAAATCATAGGCTTACGTCATTTTCCCTCTAACGCGCTAAAAATACGGGCAGTTATAAGTTATTGATAAACCAAGTAAATAACGACTTATGACCCTAATTGCCCGTAATTTTCCATTTTTCCATAACTTTTATTTCTGTGAATTTCTGAGTTTTATATATTTATTATTATTATAAACTCTTTATATAAAAGTAAGAAAATACAGGTAGTAACAGGCAATCGATAACCTAAATCCTTGGTTTATAAGCAATTTTTAAATTCTGTACCTAAAATAGAAATACGGGCAGCAAACCAATCCTGTAACGTTTTTCCTTATGTATATCAATAGCTTACCGCTGCCCGTATTTTTTATCAATTACAGGCAATTACAGGTAATTTACGGGTAACACTGTTGACGGGTTAAACAGTGTAGTGTACTGTTACAACGGTAAGCGAGTCACCACGACGCGCCCCACAATAAAGCAGAGGATTACTATGATTACTTATGAACCAAAACCATTCCTAGATGCAGCGCCAGTAAATGCACTAATACATAAGCGCACGCGAATGGCTTACATATTAGCCCTGTATGCTAACAATCAGTATTTTAAAGTAGGATATTTAGTTAAGGAGATAGCTAAGCTACACGCGCCACACTTTAAATACCCAAGCTTTACACACTCACACATTAACGCACTTAGCCTAGCTAACGTGTATGTTCTTAGTTACCCGACGGGCAGGGGTGTTAACACATTCACATACTCACCCACAGATTCAATGGCAGGCGGAGTATCTTACGTGGATGGGGGTAGTTATTGTCTATGGGGAGTATCCCTGATAGGTGTGGGTATTCACATAAGACTAAGTAGCCTATTGCAAAACGCAGGGCATCACAAGATGCAATATAATATACTACTTAAACAGTGTAACGTGGTGGGGGTATCTTACTGTTATACCAGTCAACCAGTGAAACAGTCACTACCAATGATTGACAATGTTATTATCGTACAGTCACGCCCTATGTCACCACATGCAAAGGCATATAAGGCGATACAGTCGGGTGCGCTAGTATATGTGGAAGTAGATAACGAGTTTGTAGCTATTGGCAAAATACACTAAGTATGCTACTGTTCAACAGTTAACTAAACAAGAGGAAAACTTATAATGAAACTTTTAGAATTTATTAAACTTAGCGGCACTACCGGGGTGTCAACAAACCAGCTTTGTTATAACAAGAATTATAGTATGGAAGAGGTAACCGAATTGGTTGACTCTGGAAAAGTGTTAGTCTCGCACGACAACAGCCGCTTAATTCACCCGGCCTTTGCGCCGATACATCATAAGACACGTGATAGCGCCGGGGCTGACGTGCAGTGCTTGGAAGACGTTACGATTAAACCGGGTGAAATGGTCTGCATTACAACCAACCTAACTATTCCTGACCATATGCAGCCTGACGAAATGTTTATCATAGCACCACGGTCAAGCACGTATAAAAAGGTAGGTACAATCATTCTGGTCAACTCTATTGGTATTATTGAATCTGACTTCCCGGGCAACGTTGGGTTTCAATATGTGAACATTGGCACTAAGCAAGTCAAGATTAAAAAGGGTACTGATATAGGTCAAGCAGTATGCGTTCAGTTCCGCCAAATGTTCCCTTACGCTAACGTTGAACGTAACGGCGGCATTGGGAGTACAGACGAATGAATAGTTTAGATTGGAGTTTAGCACCACGATGGGCGAATGTTGCATTAACTACATCAAGAGGTTGGAATGGGGGTAATTCAATCGTCGGCACAATTGAATATGCGCTAGAAAGAAATGGTACGTTTTATTCATCTGATAATGAACTACTTGACGGGCGATACCTTATAGGCGATACAAGCTGGTGCATTATTGAACGCAAAGTAAATGAAGAACAGGAAATTATTGACAACGCACCGTCTGACGATTGGGATGCTTTTTGCGAGGGTGAATATTATAAGGAGGGCGAATACGGCGTACATCATTGGGAGTGCGGGGAATGGTCAATTAACAGTGACGGTAATCTAGGTGCAGTAGGCCGTAACCGTAAAGATATTGAACTAATAGCAGAGTTGAAAAAATCATGAGTAAGAAACTATATGCAGTTCGCATGGGCGTAATGCGCGTCTACGATATTGTACGCAGAACGCAAAAGGGTTGGTATGTAACAACGCCTAAATCGGGTGACCTTTATATAGCGCGCAATAATAAGGAAGTCCGGGCAGCGGCTAACAGAAGCGACCTTAGTTACTTCGAATATAACCATGTGACGGTTAATCGTGGTGAAGCTAAAGCCGTGTGTGAGCAACAGTTGCACCGTTACGCCCGTTACCAGCGCATTGATATGATGAACAAGCTAGGCCGTCCCATCGTTGATGTGGTAGAGATTACACGCATTATTGATAATAACGGTGGGTCAAGCGCTAGCGTTTACCATAACGGCAGTAATGGCATATGTATTACTGCGTATGACGGTGAAAATAACTTAAAGCATGGGTTTGAAGTTACATACAAAGGTGACGCTGTAAAATTTGAAGCAGAGTTAGAACATAGCTTAGAACAACTTATAGGGAAACTTAAAAATGGTTAATTTAAAAATTAGTAAACTAATCCCGGCTGAGACGCTAAAAAGTGAAGTTAAGTTGAATCGTAAGTTAAGCCATTTAAACGGCGTACAAACAGGTGATACTACAGGTGAGTTACTTATGGTTATCGGTAAAGCTATGCGTGACGGTGAAGCCCAAATAGGCGGTAAGTCAGGTGAAGAAATTGCCCATAAAATAAAAACTTGTCGGCATCTTATAGATTATAGTTTAGGACTAAAACACCTTATCATAACTAAGCGTAATAACATATCCGCAACACTAACTTACGACATTTATATGTCAGAGGGTGAGATATTTAGATCTATTAGTTGACACCGTTACAACGGTGAATTATATTTAAGCCCTACCGTTACAACGGTGGGGTTTTTTCATTTAAGCAGAGGTATAAATTATGAACAGTACAAGCATTAGTAAGGCGTATAATAACAAAGATGAACGCGACGAATTAGGCATCAAGGTACAGAAAACTTACTTTGTTGAAATGGCTAAGAAAAGCATTTACATTGAGGACGGGTTCAACGTTAGAGACTTAGACGCCGAACATGTAGATAGTATTGCAGAAGCCTATGAAGCAGGCAAATATGTTCCCGCAATCGTCGTCAAACCAACACCGCAGGGTCTTAAAGTTATCGACGGTCACCATCGCTTTGCTGCGGCGGTAAAAGCTAAAGTAGAAGCTGTTGAGGTAAAGAACTTCGTTGGTGACGAGTCAGACGAATTAGCGTTCATGATCACCAGTTCACAAGGCCGTAACCTATCCCCCATAGAACGAGCGCAAGCGTATCAACGTTTAGTAGGTCGTGGACTTAGTGCTACTGAAATATCTAAGCTGGTGGGGCGTAGTAAGTCTGACGTAACTAACCACTTAACGTTAATGACGGCCAGCCCACAAATAGTAGAAGCTGTTAAGTCAGGCCAACTTGGTTATGCAGCCGCAGTAGAAGAAATAAACCGTAATGGTTTTGCTGGTGAGGAGAAGATTAAGAAGCAGTTAGCCACTGGCGAAAAGGTTACCCGTACATCATTGGCCGGGTTCAAGAAGTCAGACCATAACGCCATGATGGATATACTAGTGGAGTTCGAAGCACGTTTCAGCGATTGCGATTTACCAAGCGAGTTCTACACGCTACTTAACAAATGGAAAGAGGTTTAACCATGAAAGAATATAATGTATTAATGCCGCTGCTTCGTCAGACAGACATTGATTTTACAAAGAAACATGGCTGCGGTATAGATTTTGAAGTATGGGATGAAGCGCTAGAAACCGCTGTAATTCATTACAATGAAATGCACGACACAAGCTTTTGCCCTAATGAAGCTAAGCACTTATATATAGAATCGCAAGGGGAGGTTTAACCATGAAAGACATATTAGATATTCTAATGAAAGCGCCAATTAGCAAGTTGGCCGAAATTGACCCTAAGTTAGCGGGTCTTGTTATTAAAGCTGCTGACTTAGATAACAAGCGTAAAGGTACTCTTTATCGCGCTGATGGTGAACTCGATATTCTGTATTACCATAGCAGTTTGGCATATGGTCAACGTAGAATGTTAGACTGGTCACATGAACGCATGGTACGTGACGGCGAAGCGGAATGGGCGAACGAAAATGAGTAGTTGCAATCATTGCCTTGGTACAGGCTTTAGGAATAAATACATTAACGGTATAAGTGTTGGTGTTGAACCATGTACCCTTTGTAACTTTGGTGGGTTTAAAAAGCCAAGTGCTGAACTTATAGACAGATACCCGTCGTTATTTAAAGTAGAGCAGGACGCTAGCTGCGGTAGTTGTGGGTATTATAACCCTCATATAGGTAAATGTTTAAATAATGACGTAATGAGACAAATGCGCCAAGCGAACGATTGGTGCATTAACTATGAACCAAAACAGGAAACAAAGCAGATGAAAGATTATATTGTAGAAAAGCATGAAGTTAAATTAGATGGTACATGGTATGCAGTTGACCCCATTGTGAATACAGAGGGTAAGATTATGTTCACCGACCCAAGGTCAGCAACAATACCACAGCCAGCCGCACCATGTGCGCCAACACCGGGAGCATTTAAGGTAACCCATTTAATGATTTCTAAAAATGACACTTATTACCGCACTAGCCGTACTATGCGTGTTATATTGAATGACGATATGGATATAGTTACTAAACTAAAACCTAATGATGCGGAAGCTACAACGGCACAAGGTTGCTTTTATGCCACAGTTATTCTTGACTAACAAGTAAGCCCCTATTGAGGGGCTTTTTTTGTATATCCGTTCTTTGCATCATGCCAGCCAGCCGACCACCAGCACCGTTCTTTTATCTTAACCGCCCCGTATGGGTTAGCTTCCTTGGATTTCTTAGCATGATACGCATTCCAGCCTGCTTCGTATGTTCGGTTATATGACATAATTCACCTATTAAGTAACTGATTCAAACGGGCAGAGTGTTAAGCCCTTGAATACATAGTGTCGTTGATTCTCAATCATTACCCGGTCATGCTTTATAGGCATGTTGCTGGCCTTGATTAAACGTGTAAGCTTGTTCTGACTTAGTGGTAGGTTGATATGATGTTGCTTACAAAATACCAAATACGACTCATACAAGCGGTCTACAATAACCATATCAGTCTCATTGATAACACATACATTCTCTATAAATCCACTTAACGGGTTCATATCGTGCTGTATGCTTTCTTTTTCAATAATACCTGTTCTTGCTTCGGTAAAGCGTTTATTCTTGTGCAAGCGTTTCAGGCCATCTAAAGCCCATTGTGCTATGCCCGCTATTTCACTATACAAACGGTCTTTAAGCCCGTAATCTTCACGGCCAACAAACGACTTAGTGAATGGAAACACGAGCATACGAGCCACAAGCGCCCCGGAAGCATCTACAAACTCTGGCATGTTATTCGTACTAAGAACAAAGCGGGTCTTGAATACGTTAGTCTGCGTTCCTTTGTAGATAACATGGTAGTCAAGTGCATCACCACCTGTAATTGATTTAAAGTTGCTTAACACTTCTTCACGCTTACTAGCATGTACGCTGTGCGCGTCAGGAATGAACGCAACGCTAGCCTTACTCATATTGTGTAAGCTCGAATCATTGGTTAGCTTGGCAAGACTTGGTGCGGCTGTATTCTTTTCACCTACAAGTAACGTTAAGATATAAGCAATAACACCTTTACCAGCGCGAGGTTTACCTATTAATGACGCGAACTTTTGCATGCTTATATCACTCGTCATACAGTAGCCAAACCATTCCTGTAATTGCAATATTAATTCTAAATCATCTTCGAATACATCGTTTAAAAAGCTAATCCACTTAGGGCATGTTGCACCGGGGGAGTAATCATACTCAAGTTCATTAAAGCAGAAAAAATCAGGAGTATGTTCTATTACTACCCTGTTGTCATTGCTAAGGTCAACTAGCCCGTTTTTAAAGCACACAACGTTAGACGTAGATTTACCATCGCTTAACCAAATACCATTTTCTACGAACGGCACATTAACCAAGTCTGATAGTGAGTTATACACACCGCGAACTAGCGTATCACTCGGTTTAAAACGGCTAAAGAATCGCTGAATCTTGGCCTTAATAACGTCGTCATTAACTATACCCCAAGAACGCCCGTTAAACTCATAAAATATCTTTTCACAGCGAACTAATTTACTACCGTCATACAATGTGCCGTCAAACGCCTGTGCAAGCTCATAGTGCGACGATTTAGCTGTTAACTGCGGCGATAGTATAGCTGAACTACGTTCGTCAATACGGTCACCTACACGCACGATTTCACGCACTGTCGGTTTTGGCGGCGGCGGAGGTACAATATCAAACACGGCCTGTGCTGTTCTACAGCCGGGTTCGTTCTTAGCATACTGGTAAGCACGTTCTATAACTGCATCAAAGTGGTGCTGTTCTGCTGGTGACCATGGTGGCACACAACGGGGATTGTATAGCTCCCATGCAAGCGCTTGTGCTGTCTCTAACGTTAGGCCGTGGTCATAAGCATACGATATAACACGAATTAGCGTACCTGTACCGCTGCCCTCTACTGCGGGGTCTGCTGAGTTCTTAAGAAAGTGACCAACCTTTGTAACGTAAACGGGGTCGTCATTGAAACCAGCGCCAGTACCTAACGACTCGCGGCTATCTTGCCAGCGGGTGTATTCTTGCAACTGTTCAGCATTAAGGGTGAACGCGTCAAGTATGTGCTGCTTTGTATAGTTACCTTGCAATTTATTATCAACTGCAACGGTATACATCGCAGGGTTTTGTGGGTCTTTTAAATGAAGTGAACCGGGCAAACGTGCAACACGTGACGGGTCAATAACTTGTTTATCAGTGTTCATAGCTACAGCAATTCGATACTGTAGATACATAAATTCTTCTACTTCTACATCATCCACCAGCCAGTAAGCGTGACCGTGTGTGTCGTCACGTTTGGTTACAAAGTGTGGAGGGATAGGCCAGCTTGGTTCTGCTTGACCGTCAAAGTCAGCAAATAGGGTGCGTATTTTAGTTATGTTTGTGGCATAGCGACCCTTGCCGTCAGTTTCATTAATACATAAGTAAACGCCCTGCAAGTTGTTTTCAGCACGTTCTATTGTTGGCACAGCTTGAGCAAGTGAGCCGGGAAAGTGAGCCGCTAAATCTGGTCGCTTTGTTCCGTCCTTTGGGTCATAGAATAGCTGCCACGTAACAACGCTTTTAACGTCACCCGTTAGCAATTCTATAAAGCGTTCTGCTTGTTCCTGCTTGAATTGAGCCATGTTATCACCGCGTCAGTTTTTTAAATATATTCTCAGCCTGTGTTAATGGCTCAAGTCCTATTGTGCTGTACTTAGATGATAAGTATTGCTTGATTGTTGAAACGTTTAAACATGTAGCTGCTGCCACTTCTTCTAAGCCGTATTCATCAACCAAGTTGCTAAGTCGCTGTTTGCGTTCAACGATGATAGCCACCCGGTCGATGTTGAATACCGCCTTGCGTATCTTTTCTAATCTACTCATTGTTTTAACCACTCTATGTAGTGTTGAATGATAGCTTTTAGGTCGTCACCTGACGTTGCGAACCCGCTGAAACCGAATTTATTACGTACCATTCTATTAAAGTTTTCCTGCGCCCATTCACGTGAATTAGGGTTATATTCCGCTTTAGGTTTAAAACCCTGCGGTTTAACTTCTATTGCCGTGAAAACACCGACCGTTTTACCTACCATTTCTGGCGTAATAGTTACCGGGGTAATGCCGATTAAGTCAGACGATTTAGATTGCTTATTGTGTTTCTTACTAATGTTACCAAGACCAAAGCGTATCCATGCACCCTCTTGATTCTGTAACGCACCGCTATTATTACGTAACAGAGTGCAGCCCAAGGCGGGCGCGGTTAATTCCACGTCGTCTTGGGCTACTTGTTCGGGCGTTCCCTTAGCCATTATGCAGGATTAAGGAAGTTTGGTTCAGCGTAACCACTGTCAATCATTTGCTGCTCACTGTAGTTGCTAGCAATCAATTGTTCGTAAGTGTACGGTGAATCCGCTTTCATCTTAACGTTACCCGTTGCAGGTGCTGGTGCTGGTGCTGGTGCTGGTGCTGGTGTTTCCATCTTACCCTTACCATGTTCAACCAACATTGCGTGTGTCCAGTTAGCTGCTAAGTAAGCTTCTTCGGTACATGTTGTATCAAGATGAACATACTTTGGTTGTGCCGCTGGTGCTGTTGCTGCGCCCGGCGCTGGTGCTGCTGCAACGCTACCCGGTGCAATATTAGTATCAGGAATTGGTGAATCAGCAAATGCTTGTTCTGCGGTCTGCTGCGGCGTTTTGTTACCTAATGGGGTATCATCGTAAGCCAACTGTACGTTTAATAGCTTGAGGGCTACTACGCGGCCTTGCTTGCCAGTGTATGCAGCTACTTCTAATTGTGCGCGACACCATGAGCCAGCATAGATAGCGGTAGGCGCACAGTTAAGACGGTCAGGCGCAGCCGTTCCAACAGGGTCAACGTTCTTAGCCGACATAATATACATGCCCGCTGTTTCAGGGCGGATTTGACCCGGAATAGGATTGCCCGCTTGGTCTTTGGTAAATTTCTGGTCACCATCGGCTAACTTAGGTGGGAACTGAATACCCATGCCCGGTGCTGTTGCTGTTGCAAAGTCCATCTGCCATTCTGTTTGACACACTTCGTTTAGTGCATCAAAGATATTTTGCCAAGACGACGTAGCCGCACCTGTAGGTGAAGTGATGCCCGTTTTAGGGAACATCATACCAATGCTGAATTTTGGTGTATCACCAGTATTAGCAGCATGTGGTTGGTCAAGATGCGGGAAAGATGCACGAAAATATTGAGTTGTAATAGTTTTTGAAGCCATGTTTAATCTACCTGTGTAAATACGCCGCTAGCATCATTGCTAACTGCTGTTGCTGAATTTGATAACGGTACTAATTTAGTTTCCGCTACTGGTGTTTCATAATACTTGTCTACTACTTCTTGGCCTAATATTGGCTTAAGTACAGACTTACCCTTTATTTTACCGGGGTTATACAGTTTATCTTTTGCGACCCCTTTTGCCAATGCTTCCTTTACTAACGCGTCTTCGTCAGTACAGATAGCTTTAACGCGAGACTTAACCAATTTAAAGTCCTTATAACGTTTGCCACCACGTGCCATTAATAACGCGTGTTGTTCTACGCGCTCAATGTGCTTAAGCATGGTCGGTATTTCACGGATAAAGTCGCTTATTTCTTCATCGGTTGCAGAATTGATAGGTGCATCAACTGAGCATTTAAGGATAGTACGTATCATTCTAGCGCGACAATCGCCACGTGCTAAACAATAAGTGCAATGTTCACCCGCTATACGTTTAGCTTTAGGGTCACGCGCCTTAGCAATACCCTGAACAAACTTATCACGCCACGCTTGTAACTCTTCAATTGTATAAGTAACTGTTCGGACGTCACCGCGTACATGGTCTGCACGTGGCTGAACGATAGTACAAACAATTTCATCAATTGCAAACCAAAGGTTATGAGTATCAAGCGTACTAACCGCGTAGTGTGCAGTTTGTGCGTTCTCTTCTTCATCAACGACTAAGTAACCATATTTCAAGTCGTCAATGAAAAGCTTTTTACCCGCAGTATGTATGTGAATATGATCAGCCGTACCAAACACGTCTTTAGCGACGCTTGACATTGTTACGCGACCCTCAACATATGAATTACCGGGATAGTTAATACGAGTTGTACGAATATGGTTCACGTAAGTTTGGACAAACTCTGCCATAACTTCGTCTACTACGAACCCGTTAAACGTACGGCCTAAAGCGTCTTTACAATCAAAACCAAACTTCAAGCACCATTCGGCAAGCTCATGTGCGGCTGTACCCTCTTCGGCAGCTTGGTTAGTTTCATTGGGTATCGTTGCCGTGGCGTTAACACTACCGGGGCAGGCTAACACTACAGCTATGATTGACGCGCCAAACTTACTATGAACCGTCATAGCCTTAGCCTTGTAAAACGGTTGCTGCGTACTGCTCTACACGTTGCTTAGTAGCAATGATTTGTGAGAAGTCCACTTGACCCGTATTAGCCGCACCAAGCACGTTAACAATGTGGTCATGGATTAGCGATACATCGGCGGCATAAGCATCTAATAACGACTTAACATGCTTGTTTAGAATTGCTAATTCAGAAGCCCACTGCTCACACTGGCTAATGATTTGCGGGTAATGCTCTGGCGCTACTTCTGCAAACGTTGGTACACCATAGTATTCTGTGCAGTAACAATTAAACGTGTCGATTAAAACACCCGCTTGAAGAGTGCTTGTGCTGTTAAGGTCGTATGGAGTGCATAGCTTATCGATTGCACTGATTGCAAGTTGACGATCATCGGCTGCTGCTGCGCCCGGTGGTGGTGGTGGTGCTGTTTTTCCTGCTGCTGCTGCGCCCGGTGGTGGTGGTGGCGCGGGTGTATCTGTAAGCACTGGTGCTTTATCAGGCTGTGGGACAGTCGTCCCCGCTTCGATTGCTTGGTTCTGCTCTGCGGCTAACTTACGGCCGTTTAGTAGCTGTGCTGTAATTTCAGCGTGTAAAGCATCTTCAACACCACGTTTCTTCTGCCAAGTACCACCTTTAGCCAGCTTTTTCTTATTGCTGCTATGAATGCGTTCATCCCATGGTACGCCTGCTGAATCTAATTCAACGCCTACTGTAGAATCTGTCTCTTGTTCTGGCGCAGAAGCATCGGCCTTGTTTTCGGTCACTGTAGTAGTACCCTGTTCCGTTACAGCATCTACAGTCTGTTCTAGCGTTGCCGCGACAGTCTTCCCCTGCGAGCGTAAAATCTCTTCAAGAATAGTGTTTGTTTTCAACTGTGCAGCAAGTAGCTGTTCAAAAATACCTTGTGACATAATTAGTCTCTCTATAAGTTGTTTAAATGTTAAAATGAATTAGGTTGTGCTACAGCTCTAACCGCAGCCATAATACCTTGTTGTAAATGAGTTTCCGCAATAGAAACCCAGCGCTGATCAATTTCTTTACGACTTCTCATAGCCGCAATAACTGTTTTAAGTCTTTCACCCTCAGCTTTAATGTCATTCATATCATTAACGTCTTGCTGAGTTAGTTCTCGGTAACCTGTTATCTTACGATGTTGGTTTTCCATACCTAGTACCTCTATAAGTTGTTTTGTCCAAATGACGAGCTAACTATAACACCTAAATTATAAATTTCAAATTTTATTTTTGACTATTGTAACGGTTAGTGTATATTTAGTTCTACTTACTAAGCAGAGGTATACAAAAATGAAATTATTAGACTGGTTATTCAGAATTAATAGAGACAATGCACCACTAGTATCTGAGCAGGCAAAGTCAGCCGAAGCTCACCCTATTACATGTTTTTTTAGAGTTATGCCAGTAGCTCATGGTATGAGGGGGTTACGCCTTGACTACGTAATGATAGATACTAACCCTGAGTTACAAAAATCAATAAATATTTATTGGCGTAACACTGTTCAATCTGTGTATGGTGAACCTTGGGCTAAAACAATTGCACCATCACAGGCTTACGATGATGGGTTTAAGAATGTAACACTTAAAGAACTTAGATACATGTTAGGTCGTTACAGCAACGTTTGTGAATATTCAGCAACTACAGGGAAACCAGTATTATGAATATTCAGTATGGCGTGCCTGACCTACCTAGGCGTACTGGCGTAACGTGTCCTGACTGTGGCGCTGGTGGTGGTAGTAAACTACCTTGCTGGTGTTATGTATGTGAATATAGAGTAATGATGTTGCCGTCTGTTAACGGCTATATTAATTCAAATTGGAGTGAGAAATATAATGAAACCGACACTAAGAATTAAACAGTCGTGGCCTACAGGGTTCGGTAAACCTGTTTATCAAGCGTATAGTGCAGACCCACAAGTACATCGTAAAACGGGTTACCAGTTCACTATTCAAGGTACTTACAATCAAGCAATTAAGGCGGGACTATGTGTATTACGTGTGTAGCAACGATAGGTACGTGTGTATTACTTTATTTAGTAATTAAACGATTAATTAAACTGTGGTGATTTAATGGCAATAACATTAAGACCCCACCAGCTAGCCGCTGCGTCTGACATAGAAATGTTATGGGCGCAAGGCTATGAAAACGTGGTTAGCGTTCTGCCTACTGGTGCGGGTAAAACTATACTTATGGCTGAAATGGCTAGGCGTGAGTTACTTAGCGGCGGATTGGTTGTTATATTTGCTCACCGTGACGTGCTGTTAGGTCAGATTAGTGACGCACTATGCCTAATGAACCTACCGCACTCATTCATAACCAGTAACACGACTCGCCGTGAAATATGTGACCAGCATGTAGAGAATTACGGTAAGACGTTTAAAGACGACCGGGCGCGTATTGTAGTCTGTTCTGTTGATACTTTCTATCGTCGTGACCTGTCAGTATTAGCACCCATGGTAACTAAATGGTTCATGGATGAAACGCACCATCTGTTAGATAACAGCAAGTGGCATAAATGTATAGACCCGCTTATTAATGCTAAAGGGCTTGGTGTTACCGCTACGCCTATTCGTGCCGATAAGAAAGGTCTTGGCCGCTGTGCTGATGGTGTATTCGACGCTATGACTGTTGGTGCTACTATGCACGAACTAATCGAGCAGGGCATGTTAAGCCCATACCGGGTTTATACGCCACCATCACGCATCAACATGAGCATGGTTAACGTTACCGCATCTGGTGACTACAATCAGAAACAATTAGCGGCAGCAACAGACCGTAGTGAAATTACGGGTGACGCGGTTAGCCACTATCTCAAGCTGGCTAAAGGCAAACAGGCCATTGCATTTACGGTAAACATTGACCATGGCGCACACGTTGCTGAACAGTTTAGAAAGGCGGGCATTACTGCCGTCAACTTATCGAGTAAAACCAAAGCTAAAGAACGTAACGAGAAAATAGCGGCGTTTAGGCGTGGTGAAATTAAAGTGCTGGTTAACTGTGATTTGTTTGGCGAAGGCTTTGACGTACCAAGCGTAGAATGTGTAATCATGCTGCGTAAAACTGAGTCTTATTCTCTGTTTAAGCAACAGTTTGGCCGTGGCTTGCGTATCATTGACGGTAAAGAGTTCGGTATACTCATAGACCACGTTGGTAACGTTGAACACTTTATGCATGAGTTTGCGTTAAACTACCCTCATGAAGACCCGCCTTGGTCACTTGACCGCCCTAAGAAGAAACGCAATAAGGCGCAAGAGTTAGACCGTGTGGTATCACGTGTATGCCCTGATTGCTTTGCCCGTTATGTTCCATCAACACATAACAAGCACCAGTGTCCGTACTGTCACCACGAGGAAACAAAGGAAGAAGAGTTAGACGCGCTTAAAAAGTTTCAGGCTAAAAAGGGTGACTTGGTTGAAATGAATATTGATTTCATTAACCAACTAATGAGCGAACGCGCCAAGGTTGACCGCAGCCCCGAAGAAGTAAAACGCTACATGGCTAATGCCCCGGCTGTTGCTCGTCACTCGGCTGTTGCCAATCACACTAAACGTCTTAACGCACAGACAGTATTGCGAGATAAAATACAGCGTTGGTGTATAGTCCGGGCAGGTATGTTAGGTCTTGACGTTCCAGCAACACAGCGTGAATTTGAATTGAAATTCGGCATTAATATTTTAAAGGCTCAAGTGTTATCTGAGCGTGAAACTAACGAACTTATAGAGAAGATGAATAATGGCTAACGTAATAATCGAAACGCAGGCAGGCGACTTAGAGTTAGACGCTTCACGTACACATATCAGTGACCACCAGTTTATGAGATTGATCACGAACATGAATGACGGTGACGTGTTAATAGAGCAGTTTTTAGCGGACTATGACGAAGAATTATTAACGTTAATCGTCGAATCTAATCCTAAGCTTGAGAAGAAACTCAAACGAATTATAGAGGTAATTAATAGTGATTCTTAAATTCCTTAAGCGATTTGAAAAGGAAATAGCAGAGTTACGCGAATGGGCTACGGGCAAAGAGTACGTCTACGATATTGAGTGCTACCCTAATATCTGGACGTGCGCCGTAGTTCACGTTAAGTCGTTGCAGTGCTACTACTTCGAATGCTCACCTTGGTTAAACAACATGCAAGACTTTCAAGCGTTTGTTTATTACCTGAACCACCATGAATGCGAAATGATAGGGTTTAATAACCAAGGGTACGATTGGCCTGTAACTGATACCGCGTTCCGCATGATACCCGCCGGGGTAACTCCTGCTGACATTTACGCTAAGTCTAAATCAATATTCGATACTCCATATGAAGACCGTAACAAACACGTCATATGGCCTAGCCGCCAGTATGTAAAGCAAGTTGACCTATTCAAGATAAATCACTTTGACAATAAAGGTGTAAGCCTGAAAATGTTAGAGAACAACATGGATATGGAAGACATACAGGATTTACCCATTATACCTAATACATATGTTACGCAGCCTGAGCGTGACGGGCTAGCATCGTATAACTTCCATGACGTTGCAGCCACACTACTATTCCTGCATAAATGTATGGGAGCTATCGACTTGCGTAGGTCGCTTGGCGTTAAGTTTAATCATGATTTTACTAATGCTAGTGAAGCCAAAATAGGGGCTGACATATTCAAGATTAAATTACGTGAAGCCGGGCTACCTGTTGACCAAAAAACTATACGTGAAGAAATAGTATTTAGTGAATGTATCTTCGACTATGTACGCTTTGAACGGCCTGAGTTCGTACAAGTGCTTAACTTCCTTAAAAGCATGGTGATCACCAAAACCAAAGAAGCATTAAACGATATAGCTGTACCTTGGGATTTAGCACAGTACATGAACCCTAATGAAGTTATAGTTCACGGTGCATGTGAGGAAATGCTATTACCTGACGTTAAGCGGGTAAACGTTGCACGTGGCGTTAAACTGTCACAGATTGAACCTGATGTGTCATTAGCTGGCTGTCACTTCGTAGCCACACACTTACACGTTGTTGTTAACGGTTTTCAGTTTGACTTTGGTACAGGTGGTATTCACGGCTCTGTTACGTCACAGATAGTACGTGCAACAGAGCTATTAGATTTAATAGACGTGGACGTAGCGAGTTATTACCCAAATATCGGTATACGCAATAAGATTTACCCCGCACACCTTGGTACACCATTCTGTGATATTAAAGAGGGTTTATTTGAAGAACGTAAGCTTTACCCTAAAAAAACACACCCCATGGAAAACAAGGCATTTAAACTGGCAATGAACGCCGCGTATGGTAACAGTAATAACCGTCATAGTTTCCTATTTGATTCTGTTTACACCATGACTGTAACTCTTAACGGCCAGCTTATGCTTTGTATGTTAGCAGAGGAATTATTTAAAGTACCGGGCTTAACTTTGGTTCAGATAAATACGGACGGTGTTACATACCTTACACCCAAGGAATACACGCCGCACACTATGAACTTATGCCGCTGGTGGGAGCAATTAACTAACCTTGAGTTAGAAGACGTACCGTACAAAGCTATGTATATTCGTGATGTTAATAACTACATTGCTGAAAAGACGGACGGGGGATTAAAGAACATCGGGGCTTACGCATATGCTCATGCTAAAAACGGTGCTTGGGAAAAGAACTTTGATTGTCGCATAGTAGCCATGGCCGCAGAAGAAGCATTAGTTCGCGGCGGTAACGTTAGAGACTTTATATATTCACACCTTAACAATGATGATAACCGCTTTTTGTTCACCTTAAAAACCAAGGTTGATAGAAATACACAGGTTGTGATCAATACACCAGCGGGTGACGAAGTGTGCCAGCGTATAACCCGGTATTATGCAGCAATTAACGGAGGTAAGCTTATGAAAATAATGAAGCCTACTGATAAGCAGATACAGAAGTACAATGAGGGTAGCCACTACAGACACGTTAAATCAGGGGATTATAAAGTAGTTAGCCCGACAGCCAAGCCACCAGCTAAAACCTATGTTCCAGTACCGCACGACGAACGCCCGCCAATCGCTGACCGCCGCATTAGCATCGAGTCTAGCTGTATGGCTGCACAGTGTAACAAGATTGAACAGTTTGATTGGAATAATTTAAACGTTGAATGGTACATAACGCAGGCTAATAAATTAGTTGACCCACTGTTGTAACGGTGCTACTGTTGTAACAGTTAAATAGATACAGGCAGATTACATATGAATATTAGATATGATGATGAAACACAAACCGCGCTAGACGAGTTAGACCGCAATATAGAAAACCGTCACAAATACCTATCGGTAAACTTTTCGTTTAATTGGCAGGACTTTCACCAAGACCCTGTTTTACAAGAATTGCAGAAAATCAAGAATAACTTACTTGCTACGGCTACTATGAAAACTGTAGAGTTTGACGATCAAGAACTAGCAAGTATTGGTAGTGGTGAACCGTTTTTAGATGAAACAGATATGCACCCCGTTAACCTAAAAACGAAACAGTTAGTAATTTCTACACCGTTACATAAAAATAGTGAGTTTGAGCAGGCGTTCAACAGCCATTTTAAGGAACAGGCAGAAAAAGCAATCTGTAACTTTGGTAAAGCAGTTATTAATATTGGTGCTGCCGCAGAAGTTACAGCCGAACAACTACGCACAGCTATGGAAAAAATGCGCCCTGTAAAAGCACCAGTGTTTGACGAAACAGATTTACTACAGCATTGTGCTAAAATGGGTCACCACCCTATACCCGTACCACGCACACCATGCCACGGCAAGTGGCGTAGTGATATAGAGCAATTTAACAAAGAGGAATCAGAATAATGGAAAAGTTACCATTGCCACCACCGCCACCGCCAGCAACTACGCCGGGTTCTATTCCTGTACCTTTACCAGTGTATAAAGTCGACGGGTTACGGTTCTTTAGGGCTAACATGACTGACATATTTGAACGCTGTAGAAACGGGCAGCAAATAGAAATAATTGAAAGAGGGTTTGACAGAAAGGCAAAAGCCACGTATAAACTAGTGAAGATTAGCGATAATCTGCCTGAATAATTATAATAATGCTAGTCCTACGTTTATGCCCCGGTTGTCTGCTTACCGGGGCTTTTTATTATCTACGGTAAAAATTCTTCTACTCGTTCGATATATTCCTCTGGCGTACCGTCACCATAAACACTGTTATAGAACCGCTTCCAATACTTAGCGCGACCCTCTAGCGTTGGCGGAATTGGTTCAGGTCTAAGCTTATATTTAAGTCTGGTTAGCGCACAGGCCAACTCAGGGTTATACGCAAGGTCTGCCAGCTTAACCATATCTAAATCTACGTCATAATACTGTGACAGTTTCTTACGGTCTTTGCTACGCACACGCATGATCAAATCATCTAGGCCAATCTGGTCAAACTGTGTTAACCCTACACCTAATGTTTTTTCGTGTCTGTCCGGGAACGTGCCACAGTGCGTTTCTGCCGCGCTTGTTTCCATAACTAATGCATTGGCTCGATAACCGCCACCAAACACGCGCACAGCCTTTTCAACGCAATCTGATAGGTGCTTTTTATCTCTTAACCCATAATAATATTTCATATATCCAACCTTGTAATTGGTAAATCAGGTGCTTGCCTGATAATGCTATCGTTTTGAATGTACGCCTTTTGACCCACGGCCACAGACTCGCCATTGACAATAACGTCTACCCCGTTGAGGGTAGTCGCATCACTTGTGCCGTCACCGTTAAGTGCTGTAATGGTTACCACTGTTGTAACCGCCTGCGGCAGTAACTGTTGAAATCTGTTAAATACATTAGCCATCGAAAAACCTCGCTATTGTTATCTGTTGCGTTAGTGCTGTACCAACTCGGCTACAATTCACGGTGGTCTGCACAACCATGCCGCGCCACGTTGTATCATCTAACGCCGTAAACTCTATCAGTTCCTGTGGCATAATTATGCCGTTTTCGTCTACATAAGTTGTCATTGGTATCAACTCAATAAACGAGTTACGCGCCACCTCTATGCGACCACGTTCCTGCCCTGCTGTATTGGCAGTTATGTAGCGGTCTACTACGTCAGGTAGCAACTCGTTACCCGGTGTACCAAGGCGCACAGCAAACACACCTACACCCTGTTCCTGCCCGTACACATAAACACCATTAGGGTTGTCACGTGGGATGGTGTCGTTATCTATACTGAAAAACTGTGACTCGTTCATTTCACGGTTTATCTGAGTTAACGGGTCGTCCCAATTCCAAGGGCTAACCGGGTAGTAGGGTCGCACTGTAAATGCATTCTCTGATAAATCAGGAACTATCACGCCACCTATTGCATTCACCACACCAAGTACAGCACCCAAGCTGGTTTTATTCTGGTATGTGTGTACGCCTACTGGCACTTGCCAATCTACCGTTTGCCAATCTACCGTAAAACCTGTACCTGTCAATTCATTCGTTGCAATCTGTGCCGCTGTACGAGCCTGTGAGTCGCTAAAAGAACGACGACGGGCATATGGGTAGCTTAAACGCTTTAAGTTGCTCCACGCCGTACAGCGGTACACACGTGTAGTGCCATTGGCGGTAGAACGAACGCTTGTATTGGCTTTACCTACAAACACGGTAAATATCGTACCGTTAATGTTAATGTCAATTGTTTGTAACGCTCTGCCTACAGGTCTAACCAAGTTGTAGGACTCTAACGTTAACAGGTCGAACGTACACGTCCAAGCAAACGATTCAACATCACGCGTAATGCTAAAGTTGTCGAAGTCTAGGAACTGGCCGCTTGGCCTTACTGTTATATTTACTGTGTTCACAACTCTGTATACCTCGTAATTAATATGCACTATCGGTGGGTCTGGCTCTGGTGGAATAACCGGGTCAGGTCTGCTCGGTATTGTTGTAACACCACCAATGACAAAATTGTTTAACCCGTAACCCCATGCAAACGTCTGTGACTTATCAATCTGCACACTTGCTTTACCAAAGCCAGCTTTAAACGGGCTACCTGTTGGCTGCAACGGTGTGCGCTCAAAACCTACTAGAACGCGGTCTGCTGTGCTGGTATCTTCTACCCCAAAAATGAAACGTATATTATTACCTAACGGTGTTTCGTACTGCTCGTTAAAGCTTAGTATAACTTCGTCACCATTTGGTTTTTCGTACGGTATAAATTTAGTATCACCTGATTGAATATTCTGCACTGCTAGGTCAGCACTAGGTATGTACGGTATAGCCTTTAACTCAATGTCACCACTAGGTATGTAACCGCTAATTACACCCTCAAAAATAGGTACGCGTTCCACACCATTAAGGCGCACAGCGTTATGCCTAAACGTATAATCTACGTCCGCTGGTGTCCCCTGACCCCATTGATTACTATAACCTGTGTCAGCCTGTATAAATCTACGCTCAAGGCTTAGCTTAGTATGTAAGTCTGTAGGTGCTAGCAACCTCTGGTTAGTCAACTTATAGTGGGAGTCAGCATGGTTGGCAAACGGCGAAGCGGGTAACTTATACCCATTATCGATACTAATAAACTGCACCTGTTGACGCACAAGTATTGTCGTATTTAAAGGTGCTGATTGTCCGTAACTGATACCTACTATGGTATCAACCTTGTCGGTTCTGCCGTAGGTGCAGTTTGTCCCGGTGTCAACTGGCCTAGCTACTCCCCAACCAAGTTTGTTGCCATAAGATACTAGAGTTATATTAACAGGTGGTGGTGGAGGTGGTACGCCTATTTCTAAATCTGCTGTTGGTATGTACGGCTGATTAATTAACATTAAATCCGAAGTAGGAATATAACCTGTTGTTGGAAGTTCCACACCGCCAAAACGCAATACTACTTCGTTACCCGCTGGTGGCGAGTAAACCCCATCAAGATTTAACTTAATGTCATTGCCGGGAAAGGGGCGATAAATATTATCACGCCCTATATACAACTTGACGTTGTTCCCTTTAGCTATACCGTATAAACCTTGTAGGTTTAATTCAATCATAATACGCCGTTAATGTGGTCTGCAACCTGTGCATTGTACGTGCCTGTGTCGTCAAAACCAACGACTAATAACGCGTCGTCAATCACATATTTATCACCAACAAATCGAGTAAATACACCCTGTTCGTCAGTCTTACCACTAGCTATCACACCGCCACTAAGCCTATCTAGTATCATAAACCTCTGACTAGAAAGCTGGTTTTCATAAAATATAGTAGCGCTTATCACAGCGTTAGGGTCACCAGTAGGTAACAATTCAAAAATTCCCGGATTAATCATATTAGTAAATCCCAATCGTTTAGAACTATACCCGAACTACAGTAATTATTGTGTAGTCTACCGGGCATCACTATTACATTTACACCAGACACTGTAACCTGACTAAATACGCGGCTGTTTGACATGATCAATGAGGGTGACATTAGTGAATGGATTCCCGGCACAATACCTCGCATTCGGTTAGCTCCTGCTGTACCTGAAAATACCACCGACGCAGATGCATTAAGGGCGTAAGTTGGTATTAATATAGTAGGTTGCTCCTGATTTATTTGACTAGTATCAGCACTTAGCGACATATTGTTAGAGCTTCCGGGCGATACTAGTCCCAAGTTAGTCAACCCTAATGTACCATCAGCCTGTCCAAAAAAAGCACCCAGTGTGGTTATTGAACTACCCAATAACACATCAGACGGTGTGAATATTAATCCCCTCGAACTAATACTACTAGGTAGCCCACCAGTTACCGCATCACCTTGCTGCCCAATAAATACAAATGGGTACGGGTCTGTAGTGTTGAACGTAACAATATCGCCCATGAAAAACGCCCTTGTTATTGCTGAGAGCGAGTCAACATCTGATGTACTAATAAAGTAGAATCGTTTTGTATCACCTATAAATAAAATGTCAGCGTTAGGATTGCCTAATACTGCTAAATCAAACCGCTGGTTAACTAATGGGTTTACTGGTGAATCTATATCAGACCAGCTTTGTGCTGTCTCAACAATAACATACCTTTGACCTACGGTATCTTTTTTCATTTTAAACATATAGCCGCTACCAGCGTTACTACACACTATTTGTTCTGAATCTTCAAATTCTATATTCCAACCAAATGTTGCCATGGCCTGACTCATTGCCGATAACATCGCGGTTTGAATTGTAGACGGATTACTGAAATCCAATGTTGGGAAATCTGCATTACGTAAAACTGTTGGTATTGCCATTTTATATCTGCCTTATATTTGCGTTGTTTGAATATAACCTTGTATCTCAGGCTTTAAAAGTATTTCTGACATATATGTTACCCCACCGTCAGTAACTTGGACACTCGGTGTTGCAGGCCAAGCGGGTTCATCTAAACCTGTGCTACCTGTCGATACTACCCTAAAAACATAGCCGTTGGGTACTGTGGGGTGAATTACATCATTTATCTCTAGTACCAATGACGGTGACCAAGCTTGACCATAGTCCTGTAAGGTGTGAACTGTTACTGCACCATTATACGAACCAACATTGATGTTGTATGTTCCGTCTGGATTACTGCGACCATTAGCTAAAACTACAGGGTTGTCACCCACACTGGTTACGGTAATATCGGATTCATAAGGTTGACCGTCTAGGGTTACTGTACCTGATACAATACGAGTATTAGCAGTAGGTGGGTTAACAACGGGTGTTGTTGGTGCGTCGTCGCCCTCTGTACCTATTGCCATATTTAATATTGTTACAGACAAAGTGCTAATAGGTATGTTTAGCGCTATAAACCCTGTTTCATTTATCGTGCTTGGTAGACTATCAAGCGTGAAATCAACATCCCATTCAGCGGGTTCTGTGGTATCATTTAACCATTGTTTACGGCGAATACGGTTACCTACAACTCTATATCTAGTACGTACAATACTGTTTATGTTTGCTAGCAGACCTAATGCGCCGACAGTGTCGTTCCCTGAATTTGTAGCGTTTTGCCTAATACCATTGGTATCGTAGTAAAAATTATTAGCTAGGCCATTACTATTACCACCAAGTGCGATGTTTATACAATTAGCTAATAAGTTCACATTTTGGCTATCTAAGGCATTAGCTAATCTATAAAATACATTAATACCACTATTATTAAAATTTGATTGTGCACTAAATGTATAAACTCTTACTGCACAATATAACTCAAAATCCCCAGTAGGTTCAGCGGTAAATGTAATATTGGGTGACCTAATAAACCCTGAATCAAGACCATTAGACGGGTCAACCTCATTACCACGATTAATAGATATGCCGTCACTACTAAGACTAACTACACCAGCCGTACGCGTACTACTATCGCTTGTTTCGAGAGATAAATATTCTGTAGATATAAACCCTCGACTCGGGAAACCAGCGGCAGCATACGCCGCCCCTAGTTCCTCGCCCAAATTAAAATAATATTGAGCCATTAGTTTGCATCCCCTCTAATTTCTACATCAATGCTGTCAATTTCTTCGGTTAACTGGCCTGATTTAACAGTGCGAATAATCCACATATTTTCTGCGCCTGATTCAGTGTTAAATCGTAGCACATTACTGGTTATCCAACCAACACCCCACCCACCTGACGGGATAGTAAAGTAAGGTCTATTTGTAGCGGGATTAATTGGTGCTATATCCTGTGAAATCTCTAAACCTGTCGCAATAACACCTAGTGATTCTTCCTGCAAGGTCACTAGGTTACTACTATTAAATATTAACGCCCATCGACCACTAAAACTATCTTGGTTATTAATTTGAATAGGAAAGTTAACATTATCAAACTGCGCCAAAATATTACCTGTTGTTTGCTGGTCTGACCATACATCAAACGATTGCTGACTAAACAAGTTAAACACACGCGCCCCCACATCACCCCACACAAGCGCAGATGCAACACGCGTAGTGCTAGCGGGGTAGTCGCGAGTTAACGGCGCTGAGATACCCACACGACCTGTAATTTCTACGCTTGTGGCTAATACCATATCTTCTACACGGTCAACAATCTGATAAGGCGCAGTCAATGGTTCGCCTGCTCGGTCAACTAGGCTTAGCGGGTCAGCAAAGGTTACTGTTCCTGCCGTACGGTCTGCTGTAAACTGTGCATAATCAAGGCGCTGGCCGTTAACGTCAATCACTTCAATATACGCCTGACTGTCACGGCCTAATGTTACGGTCTGCCCTGCTGTCGGTGTACCCGTAATATCCGTGGTTTCTTCTTGGAATATAACCAAGTGTCTACCCTCGTCGAATACTGGAACACGACCATTAGGCGGCAAACGTACAGGGTCTAAGCCTAGCAACTCAGGGTCTAGCGGTAACGTTGTCTCTGCTACAGCATCGTAGAACAATGATGTTGGGTTAACGTCGGCTGTAAATACCACAACTACTGAACCTGTTGTAGTGTCAACCTCACTATTAGCGCTGTCTATGTCTGTACCAGTAATTACACCAGCGGCGTTACTTGTTGCCAAAAATGACCCGTTAGTAGTTTCATAGCGAAGTATGAATGACGACGTGGTTAAGTCAGTGGCAGACGTTCTAAACGATACTGTTCTTAACGCTTGGTTGCCACCTGTGTTATCGGTAAATATACTGGTGAATATTGGTGTTAAATCTGAATCCGCAGCACTAACAGGCAGTTCTATTACCCCCGCTTGGTTATCGATAGAACCAATTTGTTGGCCGCTTTGATCAAACACATTACCATTGCGACCTATAAGGGTTCTATTACTCAAGTTAAATGTTACAGCGCCGATAATGCCCGGAAGAGTACGAATGACAAATGTCATAACTTGATTACGGTTAAAAGTTTGATCAAAGTTATTAGTATATACGTTTGTAGGTACAGCACCCGTTTGATACTCAAGCTGCGTAACAGTCGTAATAAGAAATAAAGGTTTCTGAGTTGGTACATATTCAGTTAGCTTGCCACCCAATCCTATCGAAGTGGTAACAGCCCGGTTATATGTGATTATAGGGAACTGTATTTGTATTAAACCATTTGCACTAATTGTGCCATATGACGCACCAGCGCCGTCACGACGTAACTGACCATCACTACCGCCTAACAATGTGATAAATGAAGTTGCTTGAGTAAATCCGTTTGCGTCTACTGCACTACCTTGAAATTGAACTCTAAAACCATCCTGAACAACAGTTTCGTTTAGATTAAATGTGTGCTGTCCCGCATCATTGTTTATCGTGAACGATGGGTTAGTCACCAATTCAACAGCACCCGCTTGACCCGGTGCTATCTCACCAGCATAGCTATACGCTATTTGTATATCTGACTCAGGTAAGGAACTAGAGCTAGAAAAATTGAATACAACCCTACCAGCCGTACGGTCTAACGTTGCTGTACCATTAGTGTTAGAGTAATTACCGTTCGCGTCAAATGTAACAACTGTGCTACGGTTAGACCTGTCAGTATAAGTTATTGTTAAATCGGCTTGATTAACTAATCCGTTCTGTAGCTCTAACTCGAAGTAAACTTCATTATCTGCGTTAGCTTCATCAAGAATATCATTAGTAAAGTCACGTGACCCCCAACTAAATATAATACGTGAACCAATATCAGGGTTAGCGCCTAACGTAACAGATATGGTAGCTGTACCGTCACCGTTATCACTAACTAGACCCGCACCTATACGTGCGTCACTACCTATTGAGCCGTCAGAATTACCCACAAGGCGCGACCATCTTCCACCGCTACGGTAGTCTATGTAAATATCACGACCAGTAGGTACGGGCGAAACATTACGGATAAATACAACACCTTGGTTTTCCTGTGTTATTTCTATGTCATCTGTAAATTGTATTTCAGTATCGATCACAGTAGCGATTACGTAGTTAAATGTAGGATACCCCGATATACCAGTAAGGTTAGATATTGTTCCTGTAAAATAATCTATACTCCCTGAAATTTGACCACCCGAATTAACAATGTTCCCGTTACCATCATCTCTAAATGAGCTAAATGATAACGACCCCGGAAAGACGGGAGTAGGTAAGTTAAAAACACTCGCAGTGCTGACCGCTTTGGAGATAGTAGAGCCAGTGTCAACAAGTAATTGACCCTGCTGTAGCGCCGCGTTGTTAATAAGTGGTGTCTGTGCTGTTGCCGCTGGCACTAACTGTTCGAATATGCTATCAACCTGAATAGTTAATGCGCCTTGTGGTGCATCCTCTTCTAAAACTCTTGTACCGTAATACTGTGCAGCATTAGATATTTGAGTAGTGAACATGTTAGCTGTATCAGGTAACTGCCCATCCGGGTTAAAGCTTGAACCTGTGAAGTCAAACGCTAGCGGTTGCTCTAGGGTGAGAACTACGCGGCGGCGAATATAATCAACGCGCTGGAAACTTAGGGTTACTTCAATAGGTTCAATATCACGTACACGAACATACTGACTATTGTTACCCTCTTGTATTAGGTACACGTCACCTACTGTCGGTAACTGCTCAGTTAATCGCTGTAACACGCTAATCGCTCGGCTACCTTGTATATTATTGCCGAAAAGGTAAAACTGAGTTTCAAACGACGGTGTTAAATACGCTTCAATATCGTTACGTGCTTCACTACGTACGTCGCTAGGCGAATCAGTATAGAATATTAATGCACTAACGTTAGGGTCTGTAGGCGTTTTACGCAACATGGCGTGTGCGCCGAAATAAACATCACGGTTATCGGTGTTAACTACAGGGAACACTTTACGTAATGCAACGTCACCCGACGTGGTATCGATACGCGATATATCAGGGAACAAGTTATTAACTGCGCCGTCTACTACTTCCACGTTGGTTCTGCGACCACCGCCGTTATCGTTGTCTGTATTGTCTTGTGATTGAAACAACACAATATCTGTATTAGTAATCGCCATTATGAATCCTCACTTACTGTATAAAATTGTAGAACCATGTTTTTGACATAGTTCGTATCACTCTGTACGTTCTGCCGCCATAGCGGTTCTGCTGTCGCTGGTGATGTTCTGCCGTCGCGCCTAAATATCACGTTGTATGTTGTACCGTCTGCTAATGTTAGTACATATTTAGCCCCTACTACGTCAGCAAACGTTCTTAATTGTCGCCATTTGCTGCGTAATAACCAAACTTGTTCCCCGCCTTGCAAGGTGATAGGTCTACCGAACAGTAAACCCGCTTCCTGTACTATGAAGCTGCCACCAATTGTGCGTTGTACGTCTTGTGAAACGGGCGAGAAGTCGAACTCGTCTACCCATTCCAAGGCGTCGGGGAACTCTACCGTTATTGTATCGTTAGATAGAGTTGCCATTGTTATACATTCCCCTGTTGTGACACAGTGCCAAAGTCTTCAAACGTTGCCAATAGTGCGTTTGCGCTGGCTTGGTCTGCTACTTGTACCCGTTGTGTGCCATTTGGCGTGTTAATAGTCACAGTGATGTTACCACCGTTGGAACGGTTAGCACCAGTATTATTTTGATTAGCCCCGGTATCAACCTGATTCTGATTATTATTACCTGTAGCCGCCGCACCTGAACCAAACTGTTGTTTAAACTCTAGTCTCTGTGCCTGTTGTAAATTAGATAGTGCCTGACGAACATCACGTACAAGCGCCTGATTGCCATTCGTTAACGCTTGGTCAAGTAATGCCTGCAACTCTGCGCGTTCACGCTCAAACTGACGTTTTACTATGGCTGCTTCGTCACCACGAATACGGTCTAACCTATCCTGTGTTTCTGACAGTGCATCGTTAATAGTATCATTAAGCTCTTGGAACTCACGACGTGCCGCAGCAATTGCATTACGTAACGGCGCTAGTTGCTCATCACCTAGTTCAGTAATATTAAATTTAGCAGTGCTGGCAATGCGGTCAATCTGTTCAAGCGTTAAATTGCCCTCTTGTAGCTGCTCAGTCCAGCGGCGTATAGCAATAGTTTCTTGTATTATCTGACGTTCACGTTCGAAACCTTGGTTAGATAATTCGGCTAAGTTGCGTAACCAAACTGAACTCACACGATCATTAAGCACAATCATTGATGATAGTTCACGTACGCGCTCGGATAACTGTTCTACAGTTTGCCCGCTTAAGTCGAACTCTTGATTTAGTGCTTGCTGTGCCTGTAGCTCTAAGCTGGCTAAATTAGTAAGTTGTCTTGACGCATTAGCCTGCTCAATTTTAGCCGCCGCGTTTTCTTGACTAGCAACGGTGTTAGCTTCGGTAACTTCGGTGTTCTGTCCGATAAGAGCAGTAATATCGCTAATTACGTCCGCTAATTCTTCCTGTTGCCTAGCGTATTCGCCCGCTGTAATTGCGCCCTGTTGAAACCTTACATTTAACTGTGCTAATTGCTGCTGTGCTTGATTGCGTAACCGGGTTAGCTCTTGAAACGATGCGTTGGCTAACTCTGCTTGCCTTACTTCTTCTTCACGTAAGTTTTGTAACTCACGTTCGGATTCAGCAAGTCGTGCATTGATGCGTATAATGTCCTGTTTACTGTTGCCCTCTGCTTCCAACTGCCTACGTAAGTCAGTAATAGTGTCTAGTGTACGGTTAATGCTGTTCTGTGTTCGTAACTGTGCGTCACTATATTCCTGTGTAGTGCTAACCAAGTCGTCAGTAACTACGTTAGTAGCTTCAAATTGAGCCTGTAAAGCTGCCTGAGCCGTTGTTAGCTGTTCTCTGGTGATTACCCCTGCTGCAAAGTCTGCGTTTAATGCTGCGTTACGTGCAAGCAATTCTGCCGCACTAAGTGCTTGCGCTTCGGTACTTTCTGTAAGTTCTGCTTGTGCATCGTTAAGCAAGTTTACATTCGTAGTAAGTAATGACGTGAAGTTAGCGGCCTGCTCTTTAGTTAATATCCCGTCCTGTTCAAGTTGGGTTATGTTACGAATACGTTCTTCTAGCTGTGCGCGTGACTCATTAAGGGTACTGTTAATGGCAATTTCATCATTGAGCGCCTGATTAGATTCCGAAATAGCGGCAATTTGATTGCGTCTTGCTTGTGCTTCTGCGGCCTTACCCTCGGTAACACGGCTGGTAAGCTCTATTTCAATTTCTTGCGCCCGGTTAGCTCTTATGATTGCTTCGGTTAGTTCGCGGTATTGCTGGTCTTCACCCTCAATAAATCCCGTTTTGTCAATAATGGAACGTATGGCCGCTTGCTCATTCTCGCTAAGTCGAGTTATTACGCCCTCGTATTGCTCCACAGTATCTATAAGGTCTTCATAGCTACGTGACGACGTTCCAGCAAGTCGGGCTACTGAACGGTCAATATCTTCATTGTTCTGTAGTATGCGCCCTCTGGTACGCTCTATCGCTTCGTTCAAACCATCAAGGTAAGTGCTGTCGAAGTCTTGACCAAACAATTCAGCAAGGGTTTGTGCTGCGGTTACCGTTTCAGATATTAACTCTTGAAAACTAAGTACCAGCACATTGATACCGTTATCGAGTAAATTAAACGTCGTGGTAATTATTTCAGCAAAGCCCTCAATAGCCCCAGCACCGTCCGTACCTAGCAAGTCAATAAACCCGCCTAAGCTCTGACTTAGTTCACCAAGTCCTGATATAACATCAGGTAGTATTTCAAACAGGCTAACTAATGAATCCTCAGAACCATCAAGAGCGTCACTGAATAGGTTTACTGCGGCGTTAGTTTCATCAGAAAACGCCCGGCCTAATTCTTCACGCAAGTTAGTAAACTGGTTTTGTAACCGACCTATTGCAGATTCTTGGTTAGCGTACACGTTTGATGCTTCACGCACCTGTGCTAGCCCGTCACGGTATGCTGTGCTTGATTGGTCTAATGCTCTGGCTAACGTGTCAACCTGTGCAGTAAGGCCGTTGAATACGCCTGCTGCTTCTTGGCCGTCAATACCAAACTGACGAAGCACGTCTAACGTTACGCCGCCTTGTTCTTGCACTCTTGCTAAACCACGTACAAAATCTAATATGATTTGTTCTGACCGTTCACCTAGGTTCTCTTGTAGCTGGTCTGTAGTCTGCCCGGTTATCTGTGCAAGGCGTTCTAAACTTTCCCCGCCCTCTGTACCAGCACGACGAATTGCCTGCGACAATCGGCTGATAGCTGTTCGTGAAGCTTCGGCACGTTGACCAGCAACAGCAAGTGTAGTACCAAGGCCAGCGGCGGCGGCTGAACTTAAATTAATATCACGTGTGGCTGTTACAATCTCACGTGTAAAGTTTACTATTTCATCTTCACGTGCAGCAAAGTTATTACCTAATTCAACGACTGACGAACTTAGGTTACCGATAGCTGGGATGCCCTCACCTGTCGATTGTAATATACGACTGAGTAGTGTAGCGGCTTCATCACCAGCAATGTTAGTAGCAACACCTAACTGTTCGGCTGCATTAACCAACAATAGAATATCTTCGGTGCTGTTAGTACCTAGTTGGCCTGCAATTTCAGCAAAGCGTAATAGTTCGGCTGACGTGGTAGGTGTGACCTCTGCGCCTAGCTCGCGTATCTCGTTTGCAAGTTCTACAACCTGTTCACGTGCAATACCTGTCGTACGCTCTACGTTCGTTATAGCGGCTTCAAGTGACCCATAGGCTTGCACATTACCAGCAACGCTACTAGCGGCGGTCTGTGCGGCAATCAGGACGGTATATGCCTGTGCTAATCGACGAGTTACGCTAGTCAGGGCATCGGTGCTACGACTATTGGCTATTTTGCTTTGTGTGTCCGCTTCAATGGCTCGTCGTGTCGTATCAACCTGTGACCCGGTTAGATTAAGCTGCTGGCGCAATCTTGCTTCACCACGAATGTAGTTACCGCGTGTTAAGTTACCCGCAGCCTGTGCAGCATTCAGTCTACGCAAACCTTGTTCATATCTGCCAGTAGCAATAGTCAATCGACCTTGTTCTTCGGTCTGCCTGCGCTGCTGTGCTAATGATGCTGCGTTAGCTGCCGAAGCTCGTTCGGTTTCTTGGCGTAGTTCACGTTGTGCCTGCTCTTGGCGTTGCGCTTCTTCACGTGCGGCTCGTTGGGTCGCTAGCTGTGCGCGTAACCTGTCTGTTTGCTGGTCATACGTTGCACTAAGGCGATCAGCTTCAACACGTTGCGCTGCTGTTTCAGCGGTTAATCGTGCTTGCTCTTGGCGATATGCTTGCGTGTTAACGCCAACTGCCCGTAAACCCTCACGTAAGTTACGGTATTCAGTATTCGTTCTGGTTAAATCAGCACGTAACCCACGTAGGGTTGTCCCTTGACGACTGACGGCTAATCGTTGTTCATCGGTGGCATTGGTGGCGTTACGTAATTCACGCTGTAACGTTTGATACTGCACCGTTGCCTGTGATACTTCTTCTTCTAAATCGTTCACACGTTTACGCGCTTCAATAAAACTATTAAGGCTACGTTGTGTTATTTCTAATTGCTCTACCTGTTCTTGAGCGCGGTTAGCAGTACGACCCAAGCCCTGAACGTCGTTAGCGACTTGCACTAGTCGTTCACTGGCTAGGTTCTCTGCTTCTATTCTGAGGTCTACTATATCAACCATGTTGTTTCTCTTTAGGCATAAAAAAAGGGCTACAACGAGTGTAACCCTTAATCATAAACAAGTAAAAATTACTGTTCCATTTTCAGTGTAAAGTATTGTGACTCTTGACCAGTTTTAGTGTCGTCCGCTAATACTTGGAACTCAAATGGCAACGCGCCAAAATCTTCCTGAATTAGAGCTAGTGCAGTAGTCGGAGTAAACGCAACACGGTGACAACGAACAGTAACAGATTTACCGTTATCCGCTTCATTGAAGCCGTCAAAAAATACTTCATATTCTACGGCGGCTTCGGTAAGCGCTTCAACTTCATACGTCGCTTTTGACATATAGTTAACTACAATTGTTGACGCATCAGCAATAGAGCCATCCGCCGCAATAAAGATACCATTGTTACGAACCAAGTAGTCCGTACCAGCTACATAAGTAGTGGCTGCACCTTGGTCGGTAACAGTTAACGTTTCATCAAAATCAGGTGTTTGCAAAAATGGAATAAACATATCAGCATAAGCAGTATGTGTTTCACCAGTAATTGTAGCACCGTCAATTGTTTGGATTAACGCACGTAACGCAACACCCGCAGTACGAGGGTTGATAGATATTGAGTTAACCGAAGCTGTAACGTCAGTAATGGTAGAGGTAGACGCAATGTTACCACCGCCCGGAACTTGGAAGTTACGTTGATTTTGTGTTTCTTCGTTAATTGCGAATGCAAAGTTATCGGCGTTACCTAGAGCAAAAAAGCCCGTACCTGAATCAGACAGGTTACGCAAGTAGATACCACCACCGCCACGAAAAGAACGGTTACGAGTTAGATTGGATACAGCGGCCATTATGCTTTAACTCCCATAGCTTGAATTACACCCATTGATTCCATCACTGCGGCCTGTCCTGCGGTCACTTTGATTTTATCACCTTTTTCACGGGGTTTACCCGCATGATTGAGGTTATCAACCGTAATGGTTACCTCAACTTCTTTTACTTCTGTTTTATTTTTTTCCATTAGTCTTCAACCTTAATAGTTCGTGAATAGTAAATACAATCTTCTGGCACACATATCCATTTTTGACCCTCTGGTGCTTCTGGCATTGTAGTGCCTACGTTACCGCGTTGCAAGCGCACAACATCGCCCTGTGTGATAGACGGGTTGCATGGGTCACCATTACGATGATAGCTAACTTTGTTGGCTTTTAACACTACGCCAACTGTTGTTTTCTCAACGTCCTTTTGAGCCAACACAATACCACCAGCACTAACAGGCTCATGTTCGATAAGACGAACTATAACATTGTCACGAATGGTGTTTATTTCTGCCAGTAACTTATGTTCTGCTACTGTCACTTGAAAATGTTCAGGTAAAAATTGTACTTTGTTCATGCTTAGTTATCCCACGTTTCATTGTATTTTATTTCTGCGTCAATCTGCAAAAACGCATATCGGTTAGAACCCTCTGGGAGTATGAAGTCTACTGATACAATAGTCAAGCTTCTGGCGAACGGGGATAGCGCACGCTTAATATCTCGCAGCAAACTTTCAAGGTTACCGTTAACTGCTTCGGGGTCGCTTGCACTAACACCACCCTCAAGCACAATGCGGCGTATGTTCTCTGCCGCAACAGGGTCACCACGATGCACCGGGCGCTGTATTACTACAGATTCTTGGCGGCTGTGCGCTGCAATAGCAGGAAAGCTGCGGCCACGAATACCCTTTTCTAAATCTGCTGCATAATGAGTTAACCAACCCTCAAGCACTGTCAGGTCACTTTCATAGCCGTTATCCTTACTAATACCACGTAAAGGCGTTAGTACCTTGCCTAAGAACTCGTTTTCAAATATTACAATTGGTGGATTGTTCATCTGTTTAACCTTGTTATCTGCTGTATAAATTCATCATTTAAGAAACGTATACTACGCGGCTCAACGTCTTCACGTGTGCTTGTAAACACTTGGTTTATACTACGTGAGCTTAACACCTGAATGCCACGCGGGTTACTTCTTGCTGCCGATATGATGCGTTGTAATTTGCGTCGCTTGGCTGGTGTGGCCGGGCTTAACGCACGTTTAAAATGTTCTACTGCGCTAGTGTTACGTAACGCTATCCCTCTTGCACCTGAACCACGTAGGTTAGTTACAATGAATGCGTTCTCAATCTGCTGGTATCCCTCACGTGAATTAACAGCAACCCTAACACCTGTACGGCTGGTGGTGAACGGGTATCGAGTTAATAACGTTGAGCGTGCATTAGCGCGAATAATGCCTGCTAGTCGTTGAGGGCTGGCACGTTGACGTGTACGTAGGTTACGCCTAATGTACGAGTCTTGTAAATTGACCTCAAGACGCATTAGATTGATTGATTGATTACGAGTGTAGGTGAGCGTTCGGTTTATCGCTAAAGATGCCGCACGATTAATTACAGCATCCTTTGCGGTTATGTTGCTGGCTAACGCGCTGAGTTGGTCAGGTGTAAATCTAGCCATCGTCGTCAGAAACTTCGATTAAATAAAAATACCACTTGCTAGGGTTGTCATGTAGAACGTATGACACGCGGTATCTTTGACCCTCACTATCAATCAGATAATCTCTGTCGCTAGGCCGTTGGGTTAGTTCTGATTTTAACGCACTACCTTGGATTTCAGGTACAACCAAGTTCCCCATTTGGTCGCGAGACTCACCCTCACGCGCTATTATGATTTGTACGTTTTCTTGAGGTTCATTAGCACCGTAGGTGAAGTACGTACAAGGTTCGCCCAAACGATCATTGACCACTTGGGCGGCTCTACGGGCTAACTGCTTAAACGACAGCGATGCCATTTAGAACAACTGCTGCGGTACTATCGCCGTTGGCTTTTGCTTCAATGAACGCGCCAATTAGACGGTTACCAGTAGCCGTGGTAGTTGCTTGCCCTGCGGTAGCGTTCCAGTATGCGGCAGCGCCAACCGTAGTAGTGTTAGCAGGCACTTTAGGTAAATTCCATGCTTGAGTTATAGCACCCTCAAAGCTTTCGCCCTCTGCCGCACTAATAGCAGGGATTACAAATAACGCACCAATGATAATAGGTACGCCCGAAGTTACACCACCGCTAGGCGCTGTAAACGTGATTACATCACCACGTGAATGACCGTTTTTCATAATAATATTCCTATTAAGAAACGGGGCGGTTAAGCCCCATAAAGTTAACTAATGATTAAGCTGCGCCAGTGGCCTTAGCTGCACCGCGATAGTCTTCGAAGCCTGCACCAAAGTCATGACGAGCTAAGATGGTCGTACCATCTACGTCAGTGCTTTCTACAGTCTCAGTGTAAAGACCCTCGTTACCAGCTAAGTAAGCGTATTCAATCGCCTGTAGCTGCTGACTAAAGTAATACTGTGCAGTAGCACCGCCAGTAACCTGACTGATACGCGGCTCGATGATCAAACTCATAGCGTTGCGGAAGATATTAACATCGTTAACGTTATCAGGTGTGTATTGACCAGCTAGTAAGCGCTGTGCTTGTGTCTCAAGGTCTGTACCTACAGCAAGTGTATTGTACTGAACATTTAAGATATGGCCGTCAAGTGTTTTCTGGTCACGACCAAGCTTACGAACGTTACTTAGTGTATCTAAGTCAAGCGCTGAACCAGCTTCTAACAAGTTGTTATGTGAGCTAGCGAATAACGGTTGATTATCGCTTAGACGGTGGTTAGCCGCTTTACCAGTAATGAAGTCATAGTTCAGGATTAGACCCCAAACAATATCGTTTTCTAAACGTACTGCCGCGCCACCGAATAACTGTGGAAAGCGTTGTAAAGCTGATAAATCATCGTTGATAAGCATTTGACGAGTAAAACCAAGTTTACGAGCGTACGTGCTGATACGATAACTTTCTTTACTTTCACTGAACGTACCGTATTGGTATTCACCATGCTCACCTAATGGTAATAGGCTAGGCGCGTCACCAAGTTTATACGTGTTCTTCTCGCGGAAGTCATTTACAGTTGTACGACGTGCGATTGTTTCAAACGTTTTAAGTTCAGCGGCGTATGCTGCCAACAACTCTTTGTTCATAACGTTTTCAAGAATCAGCGGTAAATCTGACGTACTGTGTAACGCACGTTTAGCAAAGTTTAAACTTGAATCACCAAGTACATTGCGTTCACCATTGGCAACCATGTAATGACGCATAGTTTCCATCATTGGCATTTGTGCAAAACCACGTGCTGTATCACCTAGCTTGCTGTAATCACCCGTAATACGAGCAGACATTGCACTTGCTAAGTCTTCACGTTTAGCGTCAACTTGGTCAGTTCGTTGGCCTGTCATTGGTACGTTAGGCGCATTAGTATTGGCACGACTTGCAAGGCCAGCTAAAAGCTCGGCACGGAAATCGTTAATATCTTTACCCTCGGCAAAGGCACGTGTTGCAGTTGCAATATCAGCGCCCGCTTGTTCTGCGGCGGTTGTAAATTGCGTGATTGCACCACGGACAGCGTTTACGTCAATCGTCGGCGCTGGTGTAGCCGCTGGCGCTTGTGGCGCTGCTGGTGCTGGCGCTTGCGCTCGTTGCTGTGGGGCTGGCTCTTGTGTCCCTGCTGATGGGTCACCCGCTGGCGCATTGCCGCCGTGTTCTTCCGGGTTGCCGTTCAGCATACGGTGTTTTTTGTTCCACATAGTAGATTCCTCTTTGTCTTCTATTTCACAGTTATGTAAAGGTTGTTCTGCTGAACGAACCCCGTTAGTTGTTTCAAATGGTACTGGTACAAAGGATAGCTCAGTTGGCATCCAATCAACAGCACGATAAATAGGTAGGCCGTCTTCTGCGTCACCCATATACATCATGCGGAATATTTGATAACCAAGTGATACATGACGTAGGACGCCGTTCACCACCTTTCTATATTTCTTGTCGCTGTCTTCGTCGTCAGCAAAACCGACACGCCCGCGAATTTCGCCACCAGCAATAGTGTACTCACCAGTGATGCCGAACACGTTATCGATACCAGCGTAAACACGGTGGTCACCAATAACGCTTAGACCGTTATCAAGGCGGTCAGTTCGAATAGCTTGTTCTGATACCTCAAGTTCTTCGTAATACTGTTCGCCAAAATCTGTAACCCGTAAGCCACGCTCACCAGTCGTAAAAACAACATCGACGCTGCGTGTGTCTTCTTGAAGACTATCAGGAACAATGACTGCCCTAGTATGCATTGACGGCAAAACGATTTTCTTTTTCATTGTCAATAACCCTGTGTGATTTTTCACTATAATAACTGTTTACACAGTAAATACAAGAAGTGTAGCAACTAAAGTTATTATTGTAAAAACTTTGATTACTAATTACACTTGAAACTAATACTAAAAGAGGATTAAACAATGAACCACCATACATATGTAAAAACAGGACTAATTTCAGACAATTCGCAAATTGCTTTATTAGATAACATAAAGTTGTCTTACGAGCGCCATTACATGAGTTTAATTTTTTACTCAGACGAAGAGTTAACCAACCCTGTGTCAATGGTAGACATGGGAGGTATAGTTCAGTTTGAAGTAAGTGACAACGGTGTGCAGTTCGGTCGCGTATCAGTTGGCGATAATGCGGACGGTGAACTAACGTTAGGTAGTGCAACTTATCCGCGCCCTAGTGTGCAGGGTAGTATTCAAACAGTACGGCTAGACTTCACAGGTATTACAACAATGGGTGCAGCACAATATTATAAATTAACTGTTAATTCCCATGGGGGCTACTAATGAGCGACTTTGAACCTGTTGTACCCTACCTTGCGGACTTCTCACCTGTAGAGCCGTTAGACGGGTTTTTAATTGACCCAGTAACACCGTCGCCAGAGCAGTTTGTAGCTAGATTGGACGGAGCTACTAAGCATTGGCAGTTGAGCGAGTCTATTCCGCTCACATCGGGTGACATAGTAAGGTTAAGCGTGAACGTCAGCGCATTGATCGGCAGCTTTCAATATGTTATTGATGACGCAAGCGGCAGCTTCAATAGGTTGTTTTTTATTCTAAATGATAATGGATCGATTTCTTTTAGGGATGCGATTATTAACAGCCTTAAAATTGATGGTTTTCAATATGCAAGTGGTTCAACGCCGCCAATATACGATGGTGAATTTCATGAAATAGAAATTGCAATAAAAAGTAACTCAAACCTTAGTGTTCTAGGTTCGCGTTTTAATTTTATTGAGTTCTTTGGTGGCTCAATAAAAGACCTTGAGGTTTTTAAGGGTGGCGTCCTAACAAATCAAATCCCCCTAACCAATAAATCCCAAGGCGCTACGCAATTAGCAACAGTTGGTAACGTTAACGCTACTATGATTAACTACACAGGCGATGAGTGGGAGCAATTACCATGAGTAAATACGCAATAATCCCACAAGAGCAGTGGGTAGATGAATTAGTAGAGCGGTTCCCTGATGCACCACTTATTCAAAATCACAGAGTGCTGGTTTTAGCTGATAAAGAAACAGAGCAGCTAAAATCTGATTATGCAGGGCGTGGAATAGTTGAGCTATCATCATCTAGTGAAATTATCGAACACATACAAGGCGGTTTAAAACCGTGGGTTATTTTGCAAGTTGAACCATTGCGTGAAGTAATGCAGCACTTTAACCCGCCAATAGACTTTAAATAATCATTTATACCGGGCTGTAATATCCATTGCAGCCCTTATAAATGCGCCCACAACAGTACCTAGAAACCCTAAATAAACTGTCGCTAATCCTAACCCCAATTCATCGCCACTAAACCCGTCTAAACGCGTTAGAATGCGTTCACAGATATACACACAATAAAAAAGCGATGCTACTTGAACAACGCATAAATCTTGTAACGTTTTATATATTGGCTGTTCGGTAATAAAACCAAACATAATATTAGTTTTGCCTTTGCTCACGTGCTTTCACCGCTTCTATTAAGTTTAGTTGACGGATATAGCACCGCTGCTGACGGTTGAATGTTTTTACGTCAGCGCGTAGCATATCGCGTAGGTCTTTAGTATCAGATACAACAGGCATTAAGTCAAGGTAACAAGGGACTAGTAAAGCTGGTTCAATTGCTGGGGTCGGTGTTGTTATCTTCGGGATTTCTGGTACTTCGGGGGTCAAGTACAATTCGTCTTGTGTCCCAATACACCCGGTAAGTATCAGCGTTGACGCTAGAACAATCGCTAGTTTGCACGACTTGCTGTATACGATTTGTAATTTCATTAGATTTGCCCTCTGCTTCTAATTCAAGTTTGGCGCGAGCAATAGCATCACTCGCCCTTTTTGCTTCGTAATCCCGATACAGCCTTAAACTAGCCTTATAGTCAGTCTGCATTTTTTTAAGTCGAGCTTTTAACTTCTCGTCGTACTGTTCGCGGTTTGCATCAACAGCCTTTTGCATCATGGCTTTTTGATTATTTTCACCAGCATCATAGCCAAGCTCATAGAGAAATACGAACGCGGCTAGAACACCAGCAATGGCCGCAACGATACCCAACATTCTTAAGTTCATTCTAACCCCCTTTTACTGGAACATTAATTAAGTTATAAATCGCCACGAATGACGGTACACAAACGACAACTACCATAAACACTTTATGCCAATTATCAGACCACCATTTTTGACGATTAGTAGTTAACAGTTCAATTGTTTCACGCTTTATTTTGTCTTCTTCTAAGACCTTAAGGCGCAAACGCAATTTCTCTACTTTATCGCTAGTATCTTCCTTAAACTCGTCAAGTTCAGACTTAGTAACCAGCTTACCAATTTCTTTAAAAGAATTAACCAAGTAGGTCATTTGCTGCTCCATCAAAGCGATGGTAGTGCTTGTTTGATTAGACCTTTCTTTAAGTTCTTTCATATCATCAAACAATGCTTTTTCCTGTGCTGGTGTCATTTTATTGTCACTCATAATATGGCCTACGCTAGTTGCTTTAGACAACTAACGTTAGCGGTTAGTTATCGTCGTTATTATTATTATTATCTTTTGCATTTGTTCCACCAGCATTACTACTAGCTGCATCATCTGCATTTAGTTGATTGCCTGCCGAACTAAATTGGTCAGGTCGTATGTCAAACGAAAGGTCACCCATTAATTCTAGTGCGTCTTCCCAACCTGTTACAACGCTCTCAAGCTTAGTGCCAAACATTTTAGCCGCAGTTTGTGGCGTCATTAGCGCACTACGAACCTTGTTCTTAACCGTTTCAACTTCTTCACCCGGGTCAACTGCTGCGCGTGGCGGGAATACCCATTCAGCTTCTATTCTAGCATTAGTACCAGCTTGCAATTGATATATAGAGAATAGCCTATCCATTATTACATTTAAAGCTGGCAAAAGCATGAATTTCTGAGCCATATCAAGCAGTAAGTTAAATTCAATCTTACCCATTCGACCTGACGCAAAGTTAAAACGGCTGTAATCACCCGTTAGCTGCTGGTAGTTTAAGCCTGCACCTACAGCAATATCATTTTTAAGTTCTGTGATAAAACTACTGGCATCATCGGCGCGTGGAGGTGTAACGGTGTTAACAGTTGTACCCTCTGGTACATATTCTATCATCCCCGGTTCAACCCTATCAATTAACGGGCTATCAGTTTTAGTGCCAAGGTTACTATTGCCCTCTGTTACTAATACAGCTAAACACGCTGCTATCTGCTGCTGTGTTACTTTAGCATCTTGCAATGTATCGTAACGGTCTAGGTGGTTTGCTATCTGTGCTAACCAAGATACACCTAAGTGTTGACCCGGACGCTCTTTACGGAAGATGTGTACCATTTCACTACCGCGTACATAATTACGACGTGTTAAAACACCATCTGTGTTTGTACCGTTATTATCAATACGTATATGATAGCGTATAATCTGTCCTGTTGAATTGTATTCAATGCCATCAAGTATCTGTCCACCGCCACTAGTCTTCTGCGTGTCCATTGTGGTATCAAGATACGTCTGTTCAATTAACTGTAAGCTAAGTGGGTAACGTTGTGCGTTATTGATATGGAAGCGAACCAACACGCCGCCCGACTCAACAATAGTAGCAATCATAAGCCATTGTAGGCCAAACAGATTATAATGGCCGTCAAAGTCACATGCTGTTGAATTAGCCCATCCCTCAAAGTAATTTGTAAAGTCTGCGTTAACTCGTTGATTACTCCCATTAATATCCACGCGAATACCATCACCCGCAACGTTACTAGCCATAATCATTTTAATGCGTTGAGCTAATGGATTATTACGCACAAGCTCTTGACTGATACCAGCTAAACGGTCGGCGGCCTTACTTACTTCATTAGCTGCACTGCTGTTACGATTGCGTAAATTACCACGTCTGCGACCACGGCTAGCGGCGTTGTATTCACGCACTTGCTCTGTAGCAATTCTAGCTTGCTCACGCTTTAGGCCAGCTTCGGGGTTGAAGTACCCCACAACTCTATCTAGTAAATTAGTAGCCATCGTTATAGTACCCCGAACTTACGTGTGCAAAGCGTGTACCTTGAGGTTTAGTGCTGTTAGCCATATCTCGCTCGGCGTCAGCGATAGAGCGGCGTAATTCTGCCGCACTACCATACTCAACCCATGTGTTCCCCTCACGAACGCGCAGCACGTTTTGTAGTAAAAACCGCTTTGCGTCCTGTATTTCTTCTGGTGAAAAGGCCATATATTATTTATCCCAATAACTTGACTTGCGGCGTTGTCTTCCGCCTGAATTTGTAGTATTAGCGTTAGTATCGCTGTTTACATTAGGTGCGTCAACTTTAACACAATATAACTGCTCGCGTTCATCCCAATGTAAATCCGTCATGCGGTCTATTTGCAGCATGGCAGCGCCAGCACGTGCATAAACTCGGCAATCTAGTAAGTGGTTGTCTTTACGGGTTTTAACCCATTCCTCAACCTCAAAACCTTTTTTATTTTCTCGGCGTTCTTTTTGTTCAGCGGTTATCTGTTTAAAATATTCCTCGTCGTATTCAGGGAAGTGACAATAGCCACTAGGCCAGCGGCCACCAGCTTTTAACTTTTCTTCCGTTGGTGTCTTTAATCCTAACCAAGAATAGAACTGGTCTTTAATCACTGAACTACCCACGTGCCATAGCATTAGACCCCTTGCTATGCGCTGACCGTTATAGTTAACGTCAACAGCAACAGGTGTACCAAGAAAAGTTTTAAGCCTAGACTCTTGATCACCTTTAACGGCATGTACTCGTTCATTCTGGCCGTACTCACGTACAAGGCTGTAAACGGCTGCGGTTTTATAACCTGAGTCAATACAGATTTTTTCGCACTGTATTTCAATACCAACGTGATTAGTATACGCAGTATCCCATAACTTTTTGATTTCTTCTCTGAACTCGTCTTCTTCAATATCACCAACCATATAGCCTTTATCAACTGACCAAGATACTTTACGGCGGCCATAGGCTACAACCTCATAATAGATGCCATCTTTTTGCACATCAATACCCATGGTAAGCATCAATCCGCCCTCTGGTATATTGCCAATGGTATAAGATTCGCGGCGACTGTATAAAACTTCCCAATCTGGCTGTTCGCCGTCTTCACGCCATGTTCGAGCCATACGCGTATTATAAAAAGCTTTTAATAGCTGTGGGTTACCGATTGCATTAACAAACTCGGTTGCTAACGTTACGATAGGCGTAAACGGGCTGGCTATTGAACTAACGTGGTAGCTATGGTGACGTTTAACGTGTGGGCGTTTAGCAACCCATACACCAGCTTTAATAGCTCTGTGTCTCTCGGCTTCTGTCCATTGGTGTTTACACTCAGTGCAAAATATATGGGCTTCATCAACCAAGTATTCACCACTTGCCTTATCTACAGGTATTACTATATCTTCCCATAGTATCTGCTTACTGTGACCACAGTTAGGGCAGGGCATGTGATAGTGACACTGGTTACCAGCTAAAAATTCTTGCTCGATACGTGAGCGACCCTGCACCGTTGGTGAACATGCGGTAATTTTTTTAGCCCTACGCCCGTATGTAGTCGAACGACCCCATGCAACAGCAATAGGGTCACCCTCACCACCGCTACCACCCTCACCAGCACCAACGTTAGCGGGGTATTTATCACATTCATCAAAAAGCATGATTCTACATGCCCGCATTGCTAAATCGTCAGGGTTACGCGCTGATACAATCGATATTTGTCCACCGGGAAACTGTTTCTGTAATATGGTGTTACCCTCACCTCGTCGGTTGTCACTAAACACTTTACGTACAACAGGTGTGGCGTTTACTGATTTTACTAGGCGTTCCTTTGACCATGCTTGCGCTATATCCGACTTAGGCGCTACATACATCATTGGGCTAGGTTCTTGGTGAATGAAGTACAAAGCAGTGTTAAGCATGAGTTCTGTTTTCATTAACTGGATGCATGACATTACTGTGACTTCTTGCACGTTAGGGTCACTGATACTCAACATGGGTTGTTTTGCTGGTGGTACGCGGCTGGTTTTCCATTGGCCGGGTTCAGCGGAGTTATCAGGTAATTTACGATATGTGTCTGCCCACTCAACCAAGTTTAGTTCTGGTGGTGGCTTAAACATCGTATTAAATATATCGGTTATGCCCGATTCTATTTCTAGTTTGGCTTCGTCGCTGGTGGCGAGTACGTCAAAATCTTCTATTAACATTATTTCACCTGTACCATTACTGATTAAATTCTAGAATGTATAATTCTTCGAATACATCAGCCGATTGCTGTACGCGCTTAAAATCTCGGTTCATGTTTGACTTAACGAACTTACCTCTTATACGAATATCATTGATTGACTCACCAACTACGTAATGATCATAAAGCATCTGTATTACTTTAGGGCTACGTATGTTCGTACGTGAAATAAGTATTTCTAATTTTCGCTGGCTGACTTTACCTTGTTCAAGTTTATTTATGATACCCGGTTCGTCTTTTAATTCTTCAAAATCTGACGCAACATATCTAAATCGGTAAATATCCCGGTTCAGGTTGCCCGACTCACCATCAAGAAAAATTGCACAAATATCTTTTTCGTTAAATCCACGAACGTAATAACGGTGAATACACTTGCGAACAAACTCGCCAGTTACACCCGCAATATCCGCTACTTTGTTAAACTTCAATTCGCTAACCATTCCACGTGCAACGTTAGAATAGCGATAACCTTTTTTAATCTCGGTATTCATGGTTATATTCCACTAAGCTATTTAATGTGTCTTTAACTTCACGGTCTAAAATTTCTGCTATCTCTTCTTCACTAGAATGCGCCAGCATACCGGGCAATCTTGCTCTGAATGACATTAACGCCCCACGTACGTTTGTTATGGCTTCTGAAAAGTTACCCATTAGGTCGTCAATATTAGCAACCAAGCCTTGTTCCTTTGCTACTTTAATTTCACTTAGAACAGCTTCGGCCACTGCTTTGCGTCGTTGGGCTTCGGCCATTTCTTGGGCGTGGTTAACTTCTGGTATGGCTTCGGTTAAATTGGCCTGTACCTTTTTAATTTCTCGTTCGTGAATATAGTTCAGAACCATACTTGAGTTGTAGCGCAAGTCACGTCTGCCCGGTAGCTCTAAAACAGGCATACCCTCTTTACGTAACTTACTTATAAAGCCTTGGGATAAACCCGTTAACTCTAATATTTCTTTTAACGTCATTAGTTTGCCCGGCGTATTGTTATACGGTGACTTATACGTCTTGGCTTTTTCTACTGACCGTTCCGCTGCACGTAGTGCAACTGCTGCCTGACTCGTTGGTCTGCTCATGTAGTTTATCTCTAAGTCTTAAAAATTTTTCCCTACCCGTTAAACACTTAGGCGGTTCAGGGTCGTTTACGTCCCACGTTAAGTTGCATGATTCACAGCGCATAATATCGCTGTATTGCCTTGCGTTACAGGCGCTCACCAGTGTAACAGCCAATTTTTTATATTTTTTTTATTTTTATAGATGATCACTAACCAAACCAATATCAAAAAAGTTCGGGGGTGGGGGTGTGCCGCCACAGTAAAAAATAATAAAATCATATACTTAATCATAAAATTAACCTACTAAAATGATTACCTCACACAACATACTAGCACATCGGGGGAGTTAATCAATTGTTGGATTCACCGTTGTACCCGTTAAACGGTCTTAGATAACTTGCTGAGTCTGTGGAGAACGCGCTTCTGCGTACC